TATGGCGCGGCAACAGTAAGGCTGACGGTGAGTTTTGCCGCGTCGTTCAATTCGTAAATTATGGTAGGTTTTACGAGCTACCTTATGACAAAAGGAAAGATGATTTCTATTTAAGCGAGTCAATCCCGGTGCACAGAAAAATAAAGGCGCTTAGGGGGTTATTGCGAAGTGGTTTTTATTCTTGCCCTAACCCATTAAACAATCCTGAACTGGTAGCTATTTTTTATGAAGGAGAATAGACAATGTCTAAATTTATCAGCGTTAAAGTTTTCCGTGGCACTATTTCAGAAGATAAGGAGCTTGGACAATTCGCCGGACAACCTGGCGCATGTTTCCGTGTAGCCACTGAAGATGATGCGCATGTTAAATGTTTCCACGTAACTGAACCGCCTTTTAATGTAACCCATCTTGAAGACCCGGATATAATTAAAGGCCTAGTTTTTACCTATCTGATGTTTCAGGGTATCGCTGATATGGAAGTGGAATTGCTTGGCGCTGAACTGGTGGCAGAATACAAAATTACTGAAGCAGAAAGCGGAGAATCAAAAATTGAGCGCATCAAATAAACCTTACAAAATCCGTTGTAAATGTGAATACCATGGCTTTACGACTGGTTGCGAATACCTGGGCCACATTGGGTACGGCCCTTTCGGTGAGTTAGGGATGAATACGATGGACGACGACGGCGACAGCAGGACGCTTGATCTTGATTCTGATGATTTCGAATACATCCCGCCAGTAACTTACCGTGACGTCGATGATTTCCTGGCTGAACAAGAAGACGATGAAGAGGATGATTAACTATGGATGACGAATACGTTAACAATTTTATTGTTATGTTTCTTAGTGAACACTGGCGCATGTTTGAGCATTATTGTTTTGAGCGCGGGGAAAATGCTGAAGAAATATATCAACATTTAGGCGGGGAGAAAGAGGATGATTGAATGCCTTATCATTGCCGTGTTTCTCCTTTATATCGCTGGCGCTATCCTGATGTCCTGTTTTATCAAATCTAACGATCTCGATAGTGGTGCCCTTGAGGTTCCTTTCTGGCCTGTAGCGGTGTTTATCGCTTTCGTCGATGCCACGCGCACGCGGATCAAAAGGGTTATTAAGGAGCGCAAGAAATGATTGAAGATGGTATATACGCCGTAACACTAATCGACAAGATGTTTTATCGCGTAGAGGGTGATGATATTCGCGTTTGCGTTAGCGATGGTGAGTGGGTAGCGCCAATCATCAAGACGACGCGAGAAGCAATTAAAATCTGGCTTGATAATGGTGATTTGGTGAAAGTTAGTGATTTGTAGCCATAATCGCGCATAAAAAACAAATAGATTAAAATACTTCCTAACAATGCGAAATTGTAATTACCCGGCCACGCGCCGGGTTTTTGCTTTGTTGGAGGTAAATCTATGTTCGACAAAATACGGGAGGCGTGCGCGTATGCAGTAGGGGCCGTAACGGCCTTTTTTGGTGCGATAACCATTAATGATGTTGCTGTCTTTGTGGGTATCTTATCAACCGTAGGCACATTTGCCGTTAACTATTACTTCAAATCACAGGAGAACAAGCGAGCGCAAGAGGAACACGACGCGCGAATGGGGAATAAGTAACATGATTAACCAATCGCTGAAGAATAAAATTATTGCTGCGGCGGCTGGTGGGGCGATCGCTATTGCGGCTGTGATGGTTAAACCATTAGAAGGTGTGGAGTACGATCCCTATCGTGATGTTATCGGTGTATGGACTGTTTGCTATGGTCATACCGGAAAAGACATTATGCTGGGTAAGACTTACACGCAATCAGAATGCGATGCTTTGTTAAACAAAGATCTCCACAAAACCGCAAAAGCGATTGACCCATATATTAAAGTCGAAATATCAGATTTTACCCGCGCGGCGCTTTATTCATTCGCCTATAACGTAGGCGCTACAAACTTAAAAACATCAACCTTAATGAAGCTACTCAATGACGGTAAGAAATCAGAGGCGTGCGCACAGCTTAAACGCTGGATCTATGCTGGCGGTAAGCAGTGGCAAGGTTTAATAAACCGCCGTGATGTTGAATATGCCGTTTGCGAATGGGGTGAAACATGGACAAGGTGAAGACGTTAATTATCGCCGTTGTTGTTTGCATTATTGCCGGGCTGACCGCCGTAACGTGTTATTACCAGAGTGAGGCGGCAAGGTTACAGGAAGAAGTCACGGTGACGCAAGGTGCACTAAAGACAGCAAGTAACACTATTCAGCAGATGAAGGATCGGAACGCCGAACTGTCAAAACTTGATAAGAGGTATCACGATGAAATTAAAGCTATCAGATCTGACATTGCCGATCTGCGTGCTGGCATTGATAGCGGCGCTATCAGGTTGCACGTCAACGCCGAACCAGTGCGATTACTCGACAATACCGGAACCGCCAGCCGCATTGATGGAGCCACCTGTAGACTCACTCCCGACGCTGAATCGGCTTATCTATCCCTCAGAGAACAACTAAAAGAGAAAGATGCGAAGATCGCCGGACTTCAGAGCTATATCAAAACGCAGTGCTTACGCAAAAAATAACAGCGCGTGGACGTGTCGCCGTTTCCGCCAGCCAGCCATAACCGGGTCAATCCTTCCCGCGAGCGACGGCGGAATAGTCAAAAACACGTAATACCGGATCATCCATCCCATTAACAGGTCGGCGCTACCTGGGTAGAAGAAAGCGCCATTCTCCAGTTTTATAAAATTCTGGAAACGGTACTGATGAAGCGCCGTTTTCAGTGTTTTATAGCTGTTTTCACTCCCTGCGGTGTCGAGTTTTGCGGGGGTTATATTTTTCAGAATAGGAGATTATTCTGATGGCTAAGGCTAAAGGCATTAAGTTGCCTCAATTCAAAGTCCCGCTCTTTGAGCATACCACTGTTTTCTTTTGCCCGACCCGCGAGATGTTCTATGAATTTTGCGAAAAGGCAGGTGTCCCGATCGATCCTGGTTTCGAGCTTTGCGGAGGGTTAACGCTAACCTGTTCTGGTGAAAGCGGCGGCAACTTTTATGTTGTGGCTGTATTTGACCATGAATTATCAACCCTGGTCCATGAAGTCGCGCACGCCACCTTCCATTGTTTAAGTGATGTTGGTGTATTAGCTACCACTGATGACAGTCACCCGGCGAATGAGACTTATGCTTACCTGATTGGACGTATGTTTGATGCATTCTTCCCGATCCTGGCTGAATCAAACGAAGCGGAGGTTGCAGCAATGCAGGCGGCTGAAGTCGTCGAGCAGGCGCTGTAACAGGCAGAACAGCCGAAGGAAGAAGAAAAAACCGCGAAGAAAGGCAAACGTAAGCCTAAAGCAAAAGAAGCGTATGTGCCGCGCGTAATGAGCTTTAAACGAGGCTGATTATGATTGCGTCAATATTAACGTTTATGGGTGGCGTGGCGTTCGGATTCATTATTTGCCTGTTTATGGTGATTATGTCTATGCGAGGCTGATTATGGACGCTTACATCATCGCCGGATTAATCGGTATTTCTGTATTTATGGTGAGTTTTATTATAGCCGTGCTGATAACCGTAAAGAGTAAATTATGAACACCTACGATCTCATCTGGTTATTGGTGCTCATCATAGGTATTGGCGTGAACATTTACAGGCTATGGTAAAAATATGATTGACCCGCTAATTATCCTTTCTGCCTGCGTCGCTGTATGGCTGGCGATCATGATATTCATTGAAAGCTGAAGGTATTCACCATGAATATTTACGATCTCATCTGGTGGTCGTTGGTCGCCGTCATTATCTATTTCTGGTGGAAGAATGTTGTATAGGTGAAAGCATGAACGCATACGAAATGCTATTGCTGGTGGCTGTAGTTGTAGTCATTGCCGTAGATGTTTATCGGGAGTTTAAAAAATGAAATGGCTTGATTTCCTTTTCCTGATCGTTGCGATTGTCCTTACCATGACCGCGCTGACTCAATAGGTGAGCAAATGGATGTTATCGAAGCCGTATTATTCGTATGTATAGCTGCGTTAATTATTGTTGGAGTGATTATCAATGTCTGATGGTGATTTCTTATTCATAGCTTTAAGTACGCTGTTAATCGTTATCGTTTTCTTCGCATAAAGGTAAACAATGAAAGAATTATTCGACTGGTTGGAAGTATTAACATACTGCGCAAGTTTTGTTGCTTGCGTATATATCATCAATAAATATTGAGAGGTGAATTATGGCCCGCACTAAAAAGGCAAATGCTGACGATAAAAAGCCAGCCGCAAAAAAGGTGGGCCGTCCGCATGGTTATACCGAAGAAAAAGCATTAGAGATCTGTGAACTGGTGGCGGACGGTCAGAGTATTAATAAAATTTCGAAAATGTCTGGTATGCCTACCCGTTCGACAATCCTGAAATGGTTTAGGGATGTACCGGAATTCTCGATCATGTACGCGCGCGCGAAGGAGATCGGCTTCGAGGTATTGGCTGATGAAATCATCGATCTTTCTGATGCAACAGAAAACATCAAAGCGGAGGAATTGCGCCGCCATCAACTGATGATTGATACCCGCAAGTGGCTACTGGCAAAACTGCAACCGCGCAAATACGGTGAACGCGTCACACAGGAGGTCGTCGGTGATGCAAATAATCCGGTACAGGTTGAACAACATACGCAAATGTCGATCGAGGACTACAGAAACGCCCGCCGTGAAATGCTCGAAGAGGATGATTGCTAGTGAGGTGATGTTATGGACTGGTCACATTATTTCGTTTATGACGAAAATAGCGGCAATTTAATCTGGAAGGTAAAGCCTAGCGCCAAAGTTAAAATAGGCAGTATTGCTGGTCATCTGGATCGTGATGGTTACATCTCAGTAAAACTTCATAAACATACACATCCGGCGCATTGCATTATTTGGGAAATGCACAACGGCCCAATCCCGGTTGGGTATGAGGTTGACCACTTAGATCATATTCGAAGCAATAATAAACTTAACAACCTACGCTTAGTTACGCGCAAAGAAAATCAAAGGAATCAAAAACTACATAAAAGGAACACAAGCGGGTTTTCCGGCATTTATTGGGAGAAAGCGATTAATAAGTGGCGAGTCCGCATTATGGGGAATAACGGAAAATCATTAAGTTTTGGCTGTTTTAATAATAAAGATGATGCCATAGCGGCAAGGAATAAGGCTTACGCCGATTTGGGGTATCATGATAACCACGGGGTGAGCCATGAAGTCAACCAGTAAACAAAGAACAGAAGCCAGGCGAATTGAGTGTATAGAAAGCGGTGAGTACTTTTGCCGCTACTTCTATAAACAGCGCACTGGCGCAAAGATGATAATTAGCGCACACCATAGAGTCATTCTTGAAACACTACAAAGAGTCATTAATGGCGAAATAACCCGTTTAGTCATTAACATTCCTCCAGGGTATTCCAAAACAGAGATCGCGACAATTAATTTTATGTGTCGCGGCCTCGCCATCAATAACCGCTCACGATTCCTTCATTTATCCTACTCAAACAACCTTGCGTTACTCAATTCATCAACAGCAAGAACTACTATCAAGTCCAGATCCTTTCAAGATATGTGGAGAATGGATATAAGGGCCGATGCTGACAGTAAATCTATGTGGTGGAATCAGTACGGCGGCGGCGTGTATGCGACGTCAACGCTTGCACAGGTTACAGGTTTCCGCGCAGGCCATATGGAGGAAGGCTTGTTTAATGGGGCCATGATTATTGATGACCCATTAAAGCCCGCTGACGCTTACTCTGACGTGGTGAGAAAGCAGGTTAACACTAACTACAACGACACGCTTGCTTCACGTCTGGCAGTGCAAACCACGCCAGTGATCGTCATTATGCAGCGCATCCACTACGATGATTTATCCGGCTACCTGTTACGCGGTGGTAGTGGTGAGAAATGGTATCACCTTAACCTGCCAGTGAAGATCGACAACAGCATCGACTATTGGGATCTGTACCCGGAAAACGAATTCGCTATCCCTATTGCTCATAACCTGCCGGACGGCTGGCTATGGCCTAAAAAGCACAATGACAGCCATGAAGCCGGACTGAAGGCGCACAGACGGTCATTTGAGGCACAGTACATGCAGCGCCCGCGTAAATTCGACGAGGAAGGCGCGTTATGGACTGAAGCGATGATAACCGCCGCGCACCGGATGCAGATAACGCAGGACAAGATCCGCACAGTGATAGCCATCGACCCGGCAACAACATCATCTGAAGAATCGGACGAAACCGGGATCGTGGCATGTTCCGCCTATGGTGGAGGCAAGAATGCTCAGTATTCTGTAGACGGTGACTACTCAGGCCGCATGTCTCCTAACGACTGGGCGCAAGCATCAATGAACGCTTATAACATCCATGAAGCTGACGCGATGGTTATCGAAACCAACCAGGGCGGCGAAATGGCAGAGGCCACGCTACGTAACGCCGGATTCAAAGGTCGCATTGTTAAGGTGCACGCAAGCAAAGGTAAATTCGCCCGCGCCGAGCCAATATCGGCACTGTATGCACAGGGAAGGGTGGCCCACACAGGCAGCCTGTACACGCTGGAAAATCAAATGATGGAATACGTGCCAGCTACCGCTAAAAAATCACCTGACCGCCTCGACGCTATGGTGTGGGGTATCACTGAATTAAGCCAGCCACAGGCAATGGGCCTTATGTTACCTAAGCGCCTGCGCGGATTTTAAAAACCATCTCACAATCCATCACGAATTTTTCTATTTTTCGCGTAGCAACGCGTAAACATGCATTCAGGAGTAAACATTATGCCATCCAATTTAGAATTGGCGGTTAATGCTGCCTTGTCACAACGTCAGGCGGCCTTTGCACGCTATGCCGCCGCGCATCCTTTCTCAATGGGTATTGATGCAAAGCGTGATGCCGCCTGGAGTGAATACGGATTCAAAGAAGAAATCACCTATGAAGATCTTTACAAGCTGTATCGTCGCGGTGGTATCGCTCACGGCGCTATTGAAAAGATCATCACCACATGTTGGCGCACCAGACCAGCGATGATTGAAGGCACGGAAGACGAGAAAGCAGAAAAGGAAACGCCGTGGGAAAGAGAAATCAAAAAACGATTCGATAATCGCTTCTGGCGCGTCATAGCTGAATGCGATCGCCGCCGCCTCATCGGTCGTTATGCTGGCCTGTTAATTCATGTCAGAGATAACCAGCCGTGGGATCAGCCAGTGACGAAAGGCGTAGGCATTGCCAAATTTACCCCTGTGTGGGCTGGTGCTCTGACGCCGAAGGACTTCGAAGAAAACCCGGATAATGAAAACTATGGCCTGCCGACATGGTGGGAATACAAGGAACGTATTAACAGTAAGACCATAGCAAGAAAGATCCATCCAGACCGTATCTTTATCTTTGGTGATTATTCTGATGATGCTATCGCTTTCCTTGAGCCGTCCTATAACGCATTCGTTTCGCTGGAGAAAGTGGAAGGCGGTAGCGGTGAATCATTCCTTAAAAACGCCGCACGTCAACTGGCTATCTCATTCGACAAAGAGATTGATTTCCGTTCCCTGGCTGCGACATACGGTTGCGACGTTACAGAGCTGCGCGAAAAATTCAATGAAGCGGCAGAGGATATAAACAAAGGGAATGATGTGATGATGGCATTACAGGGAGCCACCGTTAGCCCGCTGGTCACTGCCGTAGCAGATCCGTCCGCAACCTATGACGTCAACCTGCAAACCGCCGCCGCTGGTATCGACATTCCAACGCGTATCCTGGTTGGGAATCAGCAGGGCGAACGCGCATCAACTGAAGACCTCCGCTACTTCAATAATCGCTGTATGACCCGCCGTGAGGAAATAGGAGGCGAGCTTGAGGAACTATTCCGCAAGATGGCAGATCTCCGCCTTATCAGTATGCCAGTCGATGTATCAGTGTTATGGGATGACCTTAACGCCATGACAAAAGCCGAGCTACTGGAAGCGGCACACAAGATGGCGCAAATCAATCAGGCATGTCTTGCTACTGGTGAGGAAATATTTAGCGGTGACGAGATCCGCGAGGCTGCAGGATACGATGGCCCGGCTAGTGAAGTAGAACTGGAAGACGAGGAAAACGATGATGAAGGTGAAGAAAATAATCAGGAGAATACCGCCCTCCGCGATAATGCCATCTAACACCGAAGACCCGACCATGACAGGTAAGTTACGGTCGGGAGCTATTAAGCGTTTCAAATCCTGCCTGAAGAAAATAGCCGATCCATATATCGCCATACTGGACAGAATACAATATAGCCTGGCTGTTAATAAGAAATACACCTTCCAGATTTACATGGATGAATTACACGACATGCTGGAGGACGCCAGCGACATGATTGACGAAATATTCGAACTAACAGACCCGGAAAGTTTTTGGTTTTGGCAGGAATACGTGAAGGTAGCATATCAGCGCGGCACGGCACAGGAATACGCCAACCTTGCTAACCAGTCTGTCACGTACTCAAGCGTTTATCCCGATGTATCTGCCGTACTATCAAGCACAACCTACCGCACGCGCCTTGCCCTGGTCCGTACCCGTGTATTTGAGGAAATGCGCGGGCTGACAGCACAGATCAAAAAGGATATGGCCCGCCGATTAACTGAAGGTATGGCCCGTGGTTTAAATCCACTGGAAATAGCGCGCACATTGAATCAGGAGACGCAGTTGCCGCTATACAGATGCAAACGCATTGCCCGAACTGAAATATGCACAGCGTTACGCACAGCGCGTATGGATGAGGCAGAAGCTGCGACAGAAGAATTTAATCTGCGCACTATGCAAATGCACATTTCGGCGTTATCACCGACCACCAGGCTATCGCACGCGCAGCGGCACGGGAAAACATACACCATAGATGAGCAGCGCGAATGGTGGAGCAGATCCCCAAATTCTATTAACTGCAAATGTAGCACGATTACCGTATTAGTTGACGAAGACGGTAATATATTAAACGAAAGAATATTAGATCGGGCGCAAGAAAACTATAAAGTTGCGCACGCTAAATATGGCGAAGATTGGGAGTAAAAACCGTGAGTAAAGAATTGATTCAGGTTAATACCAAATTAACCGCTAATACAATCCGCCGTGAAACGTATAACGGGCGGGAGCATATTGTTGTTCCGTCCTACACGTTACCCTTTAACATCGTAATGAACCGGGAATATTACCCGGAAGCTGAAATTATCGCTAATTACCAGTCACTGGAGGGTACACTTGCCCCGCTGGGCCATCCTACCGTTGACGGTAAATTTGTTTCCGCATTTAGCCCAGAAGGATTAAACACGGGTTTTTGTGGAGCGTGGAACAGAAACGTTGAATTACGCGGCAACCGTGTTTATGTGGAAAAATGGGTTGATGTGGAAACCGCCAGCCATTCAGAACAAGGCCGGGAATTGTTGAGCAGACTGGAAGCACTGGAGAAAGGAGAAAGCAAGGATCCTATCTGGTCGTCCGTCGCTGTATATCGTCAGCGTATGCCAGCTACTGAAGAGATGAAAGCACAGGGCGCTGACCATGTTGTTAAAATTATGTCGATCGATCATGACGCTATTTTGCTGCATGAGCCGCCAGCCGCCTCACCTGAACAGGGTGTAGGGTTGATGGTTAATACTGACCAGGCGAAACCGTTAATGGCGGTGGCAATGAAAGAAAACAGCTACCGCACGCTTGAGAAACAATTAACCGACGCGGCGCGGGAATTATTCCCTGACGCTGATTATGTATATGTGGTGGACTTCACTGATAAAGAGGTGACGATCGCCACTAATACTGAAAGCGCTCAAGTTTGCGCATATGAAAAACAGGCTGATAAAATTATTCTCAATAATGGCGAGCTTGCAACCAACGAGGAAAGTAAATCCTGGTTTGCTCAGTTCGCTGAACACCTTTCTAATCTTTTCTCCCTGAATGAAAAAATTAAGGCCAATAAATCGGAGGACGATCCCATGCCTTTGACCAAAGAAGAACGCGCCGAACTGGTAAAAGAAATTAACGAAGGTTTAGCCGCTAATATCGCTAATGCAGTAGCAGAGGCATTAAAACCAGTACAGGCAAGCGTTGAAGAATTACAGACCAACCAGAAAGCAATTAAAGAAGAAATTGCAGCAAACGCAAATAAAGAAGTAGCAGAAAAACGCGCCGCAGTAGCAAAAGTTCACGGCGAAATTGTTGCTAACGCTTTAAGCGGTGAAGCATTAGAAGCAATGTTTAAATCCCTGGGTAAAGCAGCACCAATGGCAGCAAACTCAGCCGCTGGTGGAAATAAACCTGCAACCCCTGACATTAACAACTATTTCGCATAAGAGGTGAATTATGGCCCGTTTTCGTCGTGTAAATATTGACGGTAAATCTATTACCGAAACCGCAGTATCTGACGCAGAGCTTAAACCAGGAACCCCGGTAAAAATGACGACTGGTAAATTCGTTGCCGCCACTGATACCGAAGGCCGTATTTATGTTGTCAATCCGGCATACCATGAAGGCTTAGGCATTGAAAAAGCAATTCCGGCTGGTCATTCCGTGGTCGCTGACTACGCAGAAGAAGGACGCGAATTTGCAATTCTTCTTCCTGAAGGTACTTACACCAAAGACGCAGGGATCACCATTGGCGACGCTGGCTTCGCATTAGCAAAACCAGCGTCCAGTGAACCATCACAAACCCCTGCCGATCCGGTCTTCGCTTTCTGCCAGGAAACTGTAACCCTTGAAGCGGCTGATTTTGTACGTGTCCGCGTTGCATAATAATAAGAGGTGAAAAACTATGTTGTTTAATAAACACAACCTTGCTACCAACAGCCGCATTCGTGCTCAGTGGGATCACCTTTGGGCGCAGCGTAACATGTTCAATGATCGTGACGGCGCTCTTATTGCCGCAAATATGGCAAACATGACCGCTGACATCCTGGCATGTAATGCCGTTGGCGGCTTCGATCAGGAATTTTGGAAAGCAGTCGATAACCAGATTATCGAAATGAGCACCGAAGAGACTGGCATTGAAATTGTAAACGATCTGATGGCTGTACAAACCGTATTGCCAATCGGTAAAACAGAGAAAATGTACGGCGTATCCGGTGATATTAACGATGAAGTCGTAGTTAGTATTGACGGTCAAGCGCCACACGGCTTTGATCACACCGAATACGGCAGCGATGGCGACCCGATCCCGATGTTCACAGCGGGTTACGGTGTCAACTGGCGTCATTCCGAAGGTCTGAAAACTGCGGGCATCGACCTTGCACTGGATAGCCAGCGCCTGAAACTGCAAAAATTCAACAAAGCCCGCGTTGATTACTACCTTAACGGTAACGAAAAAATCAACGTCAACGGTAAACCTGGCCAGGGTATTAAAAATCACCGTAATACTCAGCAACTGAAAATGACCACCGACGACCTCACCACTGACGGATTCGATGACATCATCAAATTCTTCACCACTGGGGCATTCGGTGTTATGGCCCGTAACAACCGTGTTGATCAGTATGACATCATGTGGGTGTCCCCTGAAATTATGGCTAACCTGGCAGCGCCGCACATTGCTAACGGTACTGTGGTTGGTACTGTACTGAATATCGTTAAACCGTTCATTCCGGTTAAAGAAATCCGTCAGACCTTTGCACTGAAAGGAAACGAATTCATCGCTTACCAACGCCGCCGCAACGTCATTACCCCGCTTGTTGGTATGACGACTGGTGTCGTTCCTCTGCCGCGCTCTATGCCGACTGATAACTACAACTTCAAAATCATGTCTGCCGAAGGTTTACAAATCACCTGCGACATGCTGGGTCGTTCCGGTGTCGTTTACGGTCACAAATAATTTCGTATTTCCTGTAACTCCCCGGCGCGATGCCGGGGATTTTTTTTGTATGTGGAGAAAAACAAAATGGTTACTACACAACAGGCGCGGGAATATCTCGAAAGCCAGGGCGTGGAAATACCCGAAGTGGTTTTATCCTTGCTGGTGGAGCAGGCAAATAGCGTTAATGAATGCCTTGATGCCAATTATCCGGCCTCCACTGCAACATTAATTCAGCTTTATCTCATTGGCCTGTTAGGGCTAAGCCAGGCCGATAAATACATTTCCTCGCATACAGGCCCGAACGGCGCAAGCCAGTCCTACCGCTACGTCGATTTCAATAAAAGATGGAAGGCAGCTTGCTCGCTGCTTCGCTCAATTGACAAACATAATTGCACAGCCGAACTAATCCCAGCAGATCCAGAGGCCACAGCGCACGCCGGACTATGGATCGGCAAAAGCGGGAGGATGTAACCATGTGGAACGACCTTACGTTACCGAAACCACTAATGCCTAAACCGTTTATCCGCGTATGGGTGAAGACTGACACCGGGCGACAGGTAGCCGCCTATCTCAATGATGCTTGCTTATGGGTAATTCTTTGCCCGCGCGTGGCGAAAACCCATCCAAAAATCATTAGCTGGAGTTACGGCTATGAGTAAGATTGCGCGATTCAGTTACAAGGCATTAGCCACCATCTACCCCGTAACGCATGACGACTGGACAAACGCCGACGTATACGGCGCACCATACCTGATTAACTGCGCATGGGAGCGCACGGATGGCACTGCAACAGACACAAACGGCAATGAGGTTAGCAATACAATAACCGTATTTACCGAACTGCTTCATAATATGCAGCCAGTGCAGCGCCCGAAAAACGGCTGGATGATTGCCACTGGCGACACCACTAATATTCCCGACCCGCTGGCGGCTGGGGCCAACGTTATTACCGGGATCGTTGAATGGGATATGAGCATGTTTAACGACACTCCGGATTATAAGATCGTGACAGGGGGTTAATCATGCCTATCAGGGGAGTTAAACGCGTCCGTGAGAGATTAAAGCAGGAGCTAAAGGAAATCACCGATAAAAAGACGCACGAAGTTTTATGGCGCGTCGGTATGCTGGCTGGTGGCTTTGCGGCGAACATGACCCCGGTCGATACGGGTTTTTTAATTAACAGTCAATTCCAGTACATAGGAAAGACGGCAGATGGCTTGCAATTACGCCTGGGATATACGGCCCGCTATGCTGAATGGGTGCACAATATGCCAGGTACATTAAAAGGCCAGCCTCGCGAACATTTTGGCAAAACTAATAACCTGTCTGAATTCGGCCCTAAACAGGTAATTGAATTCGGCGGTGGCACTGGCAAGGGTAAATATTGGGACCCAAACGCGGAGCCGGAATTCTTGCGCAAGGCATTCGAAGACCCTAACCACGCTGATGATATTTACAAAGAAATTGTAGAAGGTTACAAGGTATGAAACGCAGCGAAGTTTACGACGAAATAAGGGATTGGATTCAATCCCACGGATACGATGAAGGCTATATTTTGCAGGCCCGTTTCTGGAATGAGCGAAGCAATTCGAATAATGACAGATACATCGTGATCCAGCAAAACGGCGGCGCGGCTGGCGAAGAAGCAATAACCCGTGATTATTTCCGCATCCTAGTTATTTCAGCGCGTAATGATGCAAATATCAGTGAGGTGGAAGACCTTGCCGACGCCATTCGTCAAAGTATGTTAACAGAATATAAAACTGATAAAATTACACACATGAAGCCAGTAGGCGCTATTCCTGCAATGCAGACAAGAGAAGGGCGCTTTATTTTTACCGTAGCTTTTCAAACCATCATATCCAGATAAGAGGTAATTAACATGTCTCAGACTTGCGAAAAAGGCGCATTTTTGGGCCGCGACGTTGCTGTATTCTTCGCTATCGCTTGTCCTAACGCGAAGCCGGAAACTGGCAATTATAAAGGGTTAGGCATGATGCGCGGCAAAACGCTTTCCGTCGAATGGGAAACCGCAGACGCCACCGCCGATAAATCAGCCGATTACACGAAGGAATCAATGGTTACTTACAAATCCGTTTCTTTCTCCGGCGACGGTGTATCCCGTACTGAAGAAATCCATAATCAGAAAGTGCTGAAACGCCACGTAATTACGCCAGGTGAAACCACTGGATCACAACCTTATGTATGGCTGAAGATCGTTTCTCCTGTAGACGTAACTGAAGGCCCGTTCCTTTGCACTTCCTTTAAAGAAGAAGATCCGCACGATGATGTTTCTACCTGGTCTATTGAGTGCGAAAGCGCTGGACAGGTAACGGTAGGCGATATCCCATCGGAATAACAACTCAGATTAACAATCGGGGCCATTTGGCCCCTTTCTTTTAGGGTGATAACTATGATTCATGTTCGAACAGGACAATTTGCGGCGGTGGTAGACGGCAGGCGGTACGTGTTTAATCCCTGCTTCGCTGCAATGGCTAAGATCGGCAGTGACAGCGAACTGGTCGAATACTTCGCAACCATCCACGGTGGCAAATATCCATCACGCTTGCCAGCAGACCCAGACTTACGCAATCGCATTCTGGCGCGGTGTTATGGTGAAATAGTGCAGACATCAATGCACATCCTGAAATGTTGCTCAGACGACGAAATAGGCCCGTTATTGGGCGAGTGTAGGCTTACTCCTTCAGGCAAGTTGCGACTAAAACCAGGCTTGATGCCTACTGACGACGTTATCACGCTGGCGCAGCATTGCGTGTACCACGGCTTAATCGGTGATGGGCCGGAAGAAGATGCTGGAGAAATCCCGGGAGGGGAATATAAGCCGACTTTTAACGTCCTTGAATTCGTCTATTCTGCCGTTGCTCACCTAGGCTTGTCAGAATCGGAAGCATGGAATATGACAATGACCGGATATAGGGCCACTGTACGCGCTAAAACGCCGCCAGACGAAAGAAACGAAAGAAGTAAGCCAAACGTTCACATAAATAAACGTGCTTATGACGAGCAAATGGAGGCCGCTAAAAAGGCGCTAAAAAGAATGGAAAATCGCAAGCAAGAAAAAGCCCGGTAGATCCGGGCGTTTGTCTTATTTGATTCTAACAATATCAATAAAACCGTTACCTAAATCGACAATTGCGTGATTTTTTGCGCCAGCGCCGCCTTCATTAAAAATTCTTTCAGCGAAAGCAACTTTATTTGCTTTACACTCGTTAGCTATCCTGTTTTTTATTTCGCTGTTGTTTTCAAAGACTACGCCTACAGCAGCCTCGTTTACAAGGCCATAATTAAACCAACGAGCATAAACTGGTTTACCTTCAAAATTTTTATCAATTGCCTTAAAAAGAATTGTGGGTGCGGCTGGTTCTTTTTTGATCATGTCGTGATATGCGGCTACATGGTTTGCCACTTCTTCACAGTTAATGTTTATGGCCTCGTTAGCGTTAGCGTTAAATGCCAGTGCAGCAATCACAGCAAGTACCATTTTTGCTAACCGTTTCATAATCAACCCCTGTAATTATTCTGATTTGCTAAATGCTTCCTTTAACTTAGTTATACACGCATATTGTTTATTTTTTAAGTGCTTTTAACATTTCTTCGATAAGGTCCGCATAGCGTTCATATTCGTTGGGACGGTAGTTTACGTTTCTCATTTCCTTATCCTCTTTCACTTCCTCCGGGACATCCGGCCTTCCTGCATCTCTTCTATCTTTCCCTACATCATCTATACAAAACGGTATCGTTAAAATAAAGACATTTTGTATAAAATAGATACACAGATCACATTTTTGCATGAGGTTAAATCATGGCTACCAGTGTAGGTACAATTTATTACGAAGTTGATGCGAAAACTGGTCAACTTCTCGTTGCACAACGACAGGCAGACCAGGCCTTTGATCGTATAGAGCGCGGCGCAAAACAGGCTGATCGCCAGGTAAACACCCTGAAAACATCCATCAAGGCACTGACCAGGGTTATCCATTTGCTAATTGCTGCGGAGGCTGTGCGCCAATTTATGGATATGGCGGAGCAAGCAAAAATGCTTCGCGTAAAAATCAAAATGCTTACGGGCGATGCGGAGTCCGCCGGACGGGTTTTCGACGGCCTGAAAGCAATATCCAGGGAAACTGGGCAGAGCCTGAAGGATACTGGCGAACTATGGCAGGGCCTGGCTATCTCACTGAAGAACACGTCAGCTACGGAAGGGCAATTGCTTAACCTGGTTGGCACTATTCAGAAAATGGGGGCGTTAGGCGGCGCATCAGCGGAACAGATGTCTAACTCTATGCGCCAGTTCCGCCAGTCTATAGACGGCGGCGTGCTGCGTGCTGAAGAATTTAACAGCCTACTTGAAAACACCCCGACCATCGTACAAACAATGGCCCGCCATATGGGATTATCAATGGGCCAGTTCCGCGCCGAAATGCTGGACGGCAAGATCACGGCAGAAAGGATGGTTAACGCAATCCAGGCGGCTACGCAGGAAACAAACGAGCAGTTCGCGCAGTTGCCTCGCACATCCGGTATGGCTATCAATGAGCTTAAAGTCGAAATCATGGGCCTTGTTGAGCAGCTTGATGATCTTTTCGGCGTATCAGATGGCGTAGTCTCAGCTATCGACTTGATCACAAAAGGCGTTAAGGGGTTAGGTGAGGGCGCTAAATTCGCTAAAACCTGCTTCGATACACTCAAAACGGCTGGTGGCGAATTCATCGACATGTTTGATGATGTGGCTGTGAAGGCTGGCGAGGTGGCAGAGAAGATCATCGCAATGGTGACGCCAATCAAGGCGCTTATGGACGCTTATAAATGGATGAAGGAGGTTGTAGGAGAACAAACAGACGAATATAACAGCAACTACGAGAAGAAATACGGTAAGACCGTTGGTAAGGTTATGCAATTACAGGATGATTTGACCGCAGCAATCCAGGCTACAGAAGAGGCAAGGAAAAATGAACAGAATGCCGCCAATGACGGAGCGATTACCGGATTCGACAAGCCAGTAGACAAACCGAAAAAACAGAAAAAAGAGAAGAAATCTGAAGCTGATCGGCTTGGTGATAAAGGTATAAGCGTTTCTGACCAGTACAACAAAGACGCCGCCGCCATGCGCAAAGCGTTAGAGAACGGCAAGGCCATTGATGCTGCATTCGCCCAGGGTAAAATCACCCTCCTTGAGTACCGCGCCGCACAAAAAGGGATAGGTAAGGAACTGAAGGAAGAATTAGCACAAATTCCGGTAGATGAATTGCGTGATAAATGGGCGCAAATAGTAAGCCCGATGGATCAGCTTAAAGGCGAGGTTGACCCTATTCAGCAGGCACAAAATGAATGGGCCGTTCGTAAGCAAATGCTTATCGACCTGGGCGCTACCGAAGCGCAACAGAAACAGGAATTGTTAGCCTATGAGCAGCAGATCCGCGATCTGAAGTGGGAGCAATGGCAGGCACAAAGCGACACTAACGGCCTTATCGGCGATTGCGTTAATGGCCTTAAAGGCGGTATGAGCAATGCGCTTGTTGGTCTGTTAAACGGCACTCAATCATTGAGCGATGTTTTTGCTAACTTAGGCAGCAACATCCTCGGGAATATCGGTAACAGGCTTTCAGACATAGCTGCCAACTGGATAGCAGATCAGATCATGATGGAGACACAAAGTAAAGCCACGCAAGCAAGTACAACAGCAAGCGCGGTAGCCGCTCAGGGAAGCATTGCGGCGGCGGCGGCCCCGGCAGCGGCGGCAACTGCGGCGTCAACTGGCGGTAGCTGGGCGGCGGCTGGTTCGGCGGCACTTACTGCGATCATGTCGCTGGCGACGTCAATTTTTGGCGGCGGTCGATTTAATGGTGGTAGCGTCATTGGTGGCAATATGTACCGCGTAGGGGAACACAACAGGCCGGAGCTATTCCAGACATCTAACGGCAATCAATATATGATCCCTGGCGAGAATGGTAGGGTTATTCCTGGTCGTGATATTGGCGGCGGTGGCGGAATCAACATGCCAGTAACCATCAACGTCCAGACCACGAACGGATTCAGCGACGATGACAGCCGCAGACTTGAGCAGACGATGGAACGTGTAGCTATGAAGATGATAACAAGGGAATCTCAAAGACCGGGCGGAATGTTGCAACCGCGCCGCAAATAACACTAAGGCCGCTTATAGCGGCCTTTATTTTACATGGTGAGAATATAAATCAAACAGCACAGGAATACAGGTGCGGCGAAGTCGCAAACGCTAGCCATATTCCATGCTTTAGGTAAGAATCCGCCATACCACGGCATTCTTTCCCGTTTTCCACCGCAAAATTCCGCTATGTAACGATATTCAGCCTGCGTGTGTTCCCGTGCAAAAAAGAATGTACATCCAATCAGGCCGCCAGTGAGATAATCACCAGTAAGCAGGCCGATAACAACCTGCATAGCCGCCGCAGCCAGTGCGTGACCAATGACGGTTAAATCCATTGTTAATCCTCCTGATCGTTCTCAAATGTGCCATCTACAAATTTTTGAAGCCCGGATATAAGTTGCGTCGCCTGCGATTTGTCAATTACGAGGGTGTCTGTTCCCATGAGTTCGGTTATCCATAGCCGACCATCCTCATCAAGATCCAACCTGATTCCGTAACATAATTCTGTTTCGTCAATAATCATTTTTTCCTCATCCATATTCCACATCATTTATGAGCGCCTTTCACTCCGCAATGGCGGTTGTATTCCAGGTGATCGATAATTAACCAAATATTCAAATCTTCACTGAATAGCCGCCAGTCAGGGTTAATATCGAATTTAAAGCCATAACCATCGCGTAACTTTTTGGGGTAAACTTCTTTTCTCAGAAAGGCATTAAGTAATTCCTTACCTTTCTTGATGATCCGGTCTTGTGCGTTTTTCTGTGCTTTCAGATTTCTGTCAATCGCTACCAGTTTCATAACTCACCCCATCATCCTTAGTTAAGTGCCTTCAGGAAGAAGTCCCGGTATTCATCTTCTTTCGCATTCATCATGAATTGACCGTATTTGAATGCGTCGTCGAAACCCTTAACGATTGCTATTTCCACTTGTTCGAATGCGTTGTTTAGCATTACCACTACATAGCGTTCCATTTTGGGCCTCCTTCGTTGGTACTGCTTTTCTTCTTGCTTTCTGTATACATCTTGTTTCGTGCTATGTGAAGCCATTTTGTAAACTAGCTATAATCATTGTGACGAAGATCTCATTTTTCGCGTAGAAGCGCGTAAAGATATATACAAAATGTAACTTATGGGGGTTTTATGCCGGAAGTGTTCAGATGGACGCCGCAACGAAGCTACAGCGTGACCAGGGAGCCAGACGTATCTGTTGTTAAGCTGGGCGATGGTTATGAGCAAAGACAGGTAAAAGGTATCAATCCATTGCTTGATAGCTACACCCTGGTGTTTAAAGGCAGTAGCGCCGGATGTGGTGATGGTGGAAACGTAGCAATCCAGGCGGAAGCATTCTTGAGGGCGCGCGGCGCGGTCGAGGCTTTTTACTGGTCGCCGTCGATGGATAACGTGCAAAGGCTTTTTGTTTGCCGCCGATGGAGCATGACTAAAGACGGGTCTTTGTACACGCTAAACGCAACGTTTGAGCAGGTCGTCGGATGATGGAGGTTAATATGTATGGTATTTGTGTAGTGGACCGCACTGGCGCTTTTACATTGTTTGACGACTATGAAATCAACGATCTTACTGTAAAGGCTGATAATGGCGAGATCTGGTATCTTCATGATGTTGGTGACGGGTATGTCGGATGCAGATCGAGAGAGGGTAGGGAAGTTTTATTCTTGCTTGATGGCGTATAAACACGACCCCGCGCGAAGCGGGGTTATTATTATTCCATTTCCATTAACGCTATATTTTCCGCTATCGTTTTCCAGTCCAGATCTACAGCATGAACACCAAATACTATCAATCCCATTGCGATTAGTGCTAAAACTTCGATTTTCATAATCAACCTCACTTAATTAAGAAAGGCATAAACGATGACAATCGCGCCAGCCACTACCAAAACGTTTTCGATTACTTCGTCCACTCTATTCATTAAGGTAACTCCACTTCATTAAATGTAACAAGCCCCCCTTGATTTTCTTTATTTATAATTATGAAGGCATTAATTGAAGGCAGACATCTTTCCACGCGGTAAACGTCACCAATATCTAAACTGTAATATTCTGTTAATTCTCTATTGTTCCCTTTAGCAAAACCCGTAAACCTAACCATTCCTTGACCGTCGTACTTTAACATATACAGTCCTATAGGCTATCACGCAGATAATTAACGCCCTTATCAGTGACGAATGAATGATTAACTTGGTTTTCATCCGTCATGATGATGAATAACTTTTCCTGTAGGTATTTCGCTTTCGGGTACAGCGTTAAGCAGACCTGGTACAGTATCCCGCGCTCAATCAGCAAATCAATGAATTCATGTTCATGATAACCGATAAGGCGGGCGGCCTGTTTCAACGTGTACACATAATCACCGTGATTGCGCCGCGCCATATTGCCGCCTTATTTATTGAACGCGCCAAGGTTGTCGATACAGAAATCTTTTGCCGCTTTTTCGTATTCGCGTTTTGCATCAGGATCATCAGCCGGGAAACCTTTTGCGTGTATTTCACCAGGGCAAGATTGATCCATAGAGTCTGCAAAATTAACATTGAAGTTAACATTAATATCTTTCGGGTTCATGTCTTCCACCTCATCAACTATCTGTACCGGATTAGCAGCATATTTCACTGGATGGCCTAAACTACATTCAAGAATCCTGCCTTCTTCCAGGGCTACTTCTTCGCTATCAAATAATCCGAAACACTCCTTGCTACCACTTAACCACACATCAAGACTGTATTTTTTCATTTTTGTTAGCCTCATATTTGACAGGTTCGATCTGGTATCCCAAAAGGCGGTCATCCTCAACAAGTAAAAGCGCGTCAACCAATGCTTCCCCCCTCGTCGTCATACAGGGCGATAACCTTTTCCCTACCGTCTGTCATGAATACCGTCAACTTCCATAGCTTTTCAGTCATAACACACCTCCGCGCCATTTTGTTAACTGTGCTTCCGTTTGAGTAAAATATACATATTGTAAAAACCGCGATCAATCCATTTTGGTATGATTTAGCGTGACTTAGATCACAAAATGACAAGGTGAGAAAATGCGCAATATACCCACAGAAATGATTATTGATTCCGTCGACGCAGGAGTTGGCGCGGTAATTGACTTATTCGAACTGGATCTAACTCCCCTGGGAGGCGAGGTTATCCGCTTCCATTCCGGCGCGAATGGCTATTACGGTCCGGTTATCTGGAAGGGTGTGGCTTACAACAGCTACCCGATCGAGGCTACTGGCTTCGAAATGAAAAACGAAGGCGTTTATTCGCGCCCTCAAATGGTTGTAGCCAACATCGGCGGACTCATTACGGGGATGAATAACGATTTCAACGACCTAAGAGGCATGAAGGTTACGCGCCGCCAGGTGGAGGTTAAATACCTGGACGCCGTTAACTTCCCTAACGGTAATCCAGACGCAGATCCATCTATTGAGGCTGTATCTTTTTACGTCGTTGAAGCAATGAGCGAAGAAACAGCGGATCAGGTGCAATATGAATTGTCAACGCCAATTGATGCAGATAAAGCCGTTATCCCAGGGCGCACCATCCTTGCTGACGTTTGCCAGTGGCAATACAGAGGCGACGGGTGCATGTATTCTGGCGGCCCGGTCGCAACTGATAAAGATACACCAACAAGTGACCCAACGTTAGACAAATGCAG